GCAGTCCCTTCATGGATCCTCCCTCCACGTGCTCCTTGGTCTCCTTGCCTCCTGCCGCCAGCGGTTCCATCGCCTTCGTCGCCGGAAAGTTGACGAGCGCGACGTTGTACAGCCGCGTGATGCGCCCCTCGTCGTCGTGCTCGAACGCCGGGCTCATGTAGCGGTACTCCCGCGCCTTGAGCGCCTCGGCGGCCCGCTCGGTCCAGCGCACGTTCACGGCCCAAAGGCCGTCGTCGCGCAGCTCGAGGCCGAACCACCCCGCCGCGGGCACGGGCCCGTTGCCGGCCGGCTCGAAAGTCTGGTGCTCGTAGTCGATGACGAGGTCGTTGCCGTAGTCGCGCCACGCGGCCATGACCTGCTTGGCCGCGCGCTCGTCGAAGATGAAGATCCCCTTGGTCGTCTCGATGACGCCGTAGGGAAAGACGCGGAACTCGCGCGGCGGGACCTCGTTCAGCTCGAGCCTGAGTAGCCTGGTTTGCTTCACTTCATATCCACCTCCACCCCACGAAAAAACCGCCCGACAGGCGGCCACGTGGTAAAATGAACTCGAACCCACCGGGGTGGGCCTGGGTTCCCGATACCTCGGTGCAGGACGCGGCAGCTCTCCAGGGGGCTACCGCCTCACTTTTGCTCTTTTGCGTACCTTAGAAACCCCTTTCGCATGTTTTGCAGGTAATTCGGGTAGCGTGTTTCGAAAAACGTGAACCCAACCATCACCCCCCTGTGAAACTCGGCCACAAAGATCAGGTGCCGCTTGCGGCCATCGCGGTAAACCTTGAGGTAGCGCTGCCGGAAGACCACCCGCCGCCCGCCGGTCCGCTTCATCGGCACCAGCCAGAGCTCTTCTGGGTCGGTAATCAGGTCGCCAAGCCAGGCAAGGAAGCGCTCGCGGCCATCAGGGCGCAGGTGCTCGAGCAGGCGGCTATCCACCACAACGGCCAGGCCCGACGGGTCGCGCAGGTAGGCCGGCAGTCCCCCGAGCGCTGCGGCCAGCTGCTCGAGGAATACCACTTCACCAACCTCGGCGACAGTTGGCAGCAACCGGCGCGGCGCGTTGCGCCCTGGCAGGCGCTGCGGCAGGCCGTAGCTGGTCCAGTCGGGCGGCGGCCCGGCAAAGGCCAGCCCCCAGCCTCCCGCGTCACCGATCCTGGCCCGCAACCCCCGCGCGTAGGTGTCGCCCCAGTCTTCCACGTCCGGGGCCAGACCGAACCCTGCCTGGGGAGGCTTGACCGTCGGCGGCCTGCTGGCCACGCCCCGCGCCTTGGCCTGCTCGGGCGTGAGGGCGCGAATACCCGAGCGGCAGTTGAAATGCAGCGGCGGCGTGTTCTCGCGCCACCACGGATCGTCGACGGGCAGCACCGTACCGTGCCGCTCCTTGCAGATGTCGGTGGTGCGGCCGTCCATGATGGCGTCGTACATCCAGAACGGCCGGGCCTTCCTGACCGCGGGGTGGTTGAGCTGTGCCCAGCGGCCAGCGGAGTAGGCGCTCTGGACGTTGGTGCGGAAGACGGTTTCGAGGTGAACCGGACTCCTGCTCCTCAGGCGTTCCCCAACCCGCCCGCGCCACTCGTCGAGCGTCTGTCCGCTCTCGATGGCCTCGAGCAAGGTCTGGTGCAGCCAGGCCATGCGGTCGAGCTCGGCAACGCCAGCCATCGTAAAGGCGCGGCGCTTGGCCTCGGCCTCGAGCTGCTTGAACTCGCCAGGCAGCAGGGGGACCTTGCCCTCGAACCAACGGACGGCCTCCTCGAACTTGAGGGGATCGGCGCTGACGCTCCACATCAGAGGTCCCTCACCACCGCGTAGCGCCCTCCAAGGCCAGAAAGCAGCAAGGCCCGCTCGGCGAGCGTCGCGATTTCCTCAGGGGACGCTTCCCGGAAGTGCCGCATCAGGACCGCCCGCACCTCGTCGTAGGACCGAGCCCGCTCGAGCTCCTGCATGACCGGCTCGAAGGCCTTCCACTCGACTTCAGCCGATCGCCGCACCGCGCGATCGGCCACGGCGTCGGCGTAGAGTTGTCCCTGCACGAAGCCTGGAGCTTCGGCGCCGGCAGCGCCGGAGGCCAGCATGGCCAGGCTCGCGGACGTGGTTTGCTCTCGGGGAAGCTCGTCGGCGTCCTCTCCCGGCGGCAACCCCAAGCGCTCACGGATCTGCCCCTTGTTCACCACGCCGTAGCGCGCGTGCCACTCCTCGATCTGGGCGTCCGACGGCGCTTCGGTCTGCCACTTCGGCCACGGCGCCAGCTCGCGCCGGCCCAGGTTGTACTCCGCCCAGTAGACGAGCACCTGCTCGCGCAGCGCCGTCGACAGCGTCTCGGCGTCGGCGCGAATGATGTCGCCCCGCACCGACTCGTGCACCCGCGCAGCCGCCAAGGAGCCGCCCTTGACCTCGCTGGTAAGGTTCTGCCCCAGGATGGCCACGGCAATGCCGGCGTTGGCCATCTCGATCTGCGCTTTGAAGGTCTCCCAGGTGCGCGCGGTGGCCTCGACCAGCTTAAGGTCGTAGTTCGGCGGCAGCACGAGCGAGGTATCACGGCCCAGATCGGCCAGGTCGGCGGCCAGCGTCGCACGGTCGTCATCACCGGCGCCGTCGGGCGCCACACCGGTACGGATCGGCGAACCGTGCACCTCCGAGTAGCGCGCCCAGTCCGCCACCGAGTACTTCTTGAGCAGCCACCACAGCCCCACCGCCCGCCAAAGACCGAACTTCCAAGGACGGCGCAGACCGTAGGGCGCATAGAAGACCCACTTACCATCGCCGGGGCGCACCGTGATCTCGCCGCTCTCGGTTTGCAGCTTCCACGCGCGCTCCGAAAAGTCATAGCGCAGCCAGCGCGGATCCCACGGCTTGAGGTGGGGGCGCAGCTCGCCACCACTGCTCTCCCAGACGATCTCGCCCAGACCAACGCCCAACAACACGCCGTAGGTGACCAGCTCGGCCAAGGCGTCCTCGGGGAAAAGCCGCCACCATTCGGGCTCGAGCCCTGCTACGGCGTCCCGATAGGGCTGGCCGTCTTCGGCCGCCTCGAGCCCGAACGGCAGCCCGAGCAGCCCACGCACCCGCTGGCTGATGGCCCCGCCCACGCGGTCGTCGCCAAGGGCGGCGTCCACCAGGTCAGCAGCCAGGCGCAGATACCCACCTTCGGCTTGCAACTTGGCGGTCCGCAGCGAGGCGGGAGACCAGTCCTGGAAGGCGATGGCCCGGGGTTCGGTATAGCTGACTTTGATCGCTTTCGCCAAGGTTACCTCCTCGTGCTGCGCACGTGCAGCGACTGGTAGGGGGCGGCGCGGCTCATTCCGCCCACCGCGAGCGCCAGCGCCATCACCGCATCGTCGTGCAGCCCCTCCGGTGCCGCGTAGCGCACGTGACCGCTCGGCGTCGTCTCGGCCCTGAAGGCTTGCAGCTCGGCCTTGAGCACGTCGCGCTCGTCGTCGTAGAGCAACAGGCGGCCCTGCTCGAGCGCCACCACCAGCCGCTCGACGAGCTCACTCTTGACCTGCGTCGTGAACTTGACCGCCTCCACCCGCGGCCACTTGCGGCGCAGCGCCTCGACGATCGGGTCGCCCACCCCCGTCGCGTCCACCCGGGCCAGGGCCCGATAGCGCTCGAGCGCTCCCGCCACCCGGTCCACGGTCACCGCCCAAGTGTCGCCGCGCCAGCGGTCGTGATAGACCAGCCGCCCCGGCTCGTCGGTCACGTCGAGGATGCGCACGTCGGTGAAGTCCTGCGTGCGCGCCAGGTCCACGCCGGCGACGTAACGCCGGCCGTCTTGCGGCTCCTCGGGTCCGCTCAGGGCAAAAGCGTCCTCGAGCACCTGGCCGCGAAAGACGTTACCGTCCGCATCCTCGAACTCGGCCTCGTACTCCTGCCGGTAGGCCGCCCGCGTCATCGTGCGGCGGCGCGCGTCTAGCTCCTCCGGGGCGATGTACGGGTTCGTGCTCGTCGGCATCTGCCAGCTGCGCCACTCGGGGTCTTCGCCCTGTCCGCGCACCCATAGCCTGTGGAAGTAGTTCCGCCCCTTGGGCGTGCTCGCGAACCAGGCGCCGCCTTGGTAGTCCGTCAGGGTTGGTCCAATGCTCTCCTCCCACGCCACTTCCAAGCGCTTGGCGAACGCGGCCTCGTCGACGATGACCAGGTGGTAGGCCCGACCGCGCGCCGGCTTGTAGGGGTCCTCGAGGGTCCAGAACTCGACCGCGCCTCGGGTGACGAGCTCGAGCCTCGGATGCGGCGACTGGGCGGCCGTAGTGACCACGTCGTCCAGGGTCTTGCGGATCCTGCCGTAGGCCTCATCGAGCAGAGCGTAGTTCGGGGCGAACCAGCCGACCCGCTTCCCGTCGATGGCCGCGTTAACGGCCAAGTCCTCGAGGAGCGTCGTCTTGCCCCAACGGCGGCCGCAGGCGAGCACGTTGTAACGCTTCGCCTCAGAGAGCACCCTGCGTTGACCGTCATGCAGCTTCGGGAGCTGTACAACGACCTCACGCACGCTCCTCCCGCACCACCTTGATGACGAGCTCACCCGACTGCTCCTGCTCGATGCGTTCGGTGAAGCCTCGACCCTTCCCCAATCGGCTCAGGGTGTACTGAACCGCCCACGGTTGCCCCTCCTCGACGGCGCGGTAGAGGTTGTTCTCGGCGACGTCCAGCAACATCTCGCGCGCTTCCTCGCGCGCGGCCACCAAGTCAGGGTCCTTGTGCACGTAGGCGCTGAGGTGCTTGCGCGTCACCCCGAGCATCTTCGCGGCGGCGGTGATGACGCCGCGAGATTTGTAAAGCGCCTCCCTGACGCGCTTCTTGGTCAGTCGTTTTGCTGGCATCGATCACCCCCTTGGAAACGCCAGAACGCGGTGGATGGCCGCGTCCGCTCCAACGAAAAAGGCCCCTTTCGGGGCCTTGGTTTACTAGCTCTCGCGACTATAGCATACCACAGGTCAAAACCTGGGGAAAAAGTGCTGAGCCTTGACAGGATATAACATACTGGAGGAGCACAAATGACGCTTGCGCAAAAGATCAAGGGCCTGCGTGAGGAGAAAAAAATAAGCCGCGCCGAGCTACAGCGCCGGACGCGGCTTACCTACATGACGATTTGGCGTCTCGAAACAGGCGCAGAGAAGAATCCAACCATTGATACTCTGCAGCGACTCGCCAAGGCCCTTGAGGTACACGTCTGCGACCTGATAGACAACTAGCGCAGCAGCTCCCCGGCGAGCACCAGCAACCCTGAGAGCAACGGGTCGTTGTCACCCCGGTGGCTCGCCGGCTCGACGTAGAGTCGACCGTACCGGCGGCGCAGTCGCCACACCGCCCCGCCGTTGTTCCGCCGGATCCAGCTCGCCAGCTCTCCCCGCTCGGCCTCGGTGAGCGCCGCCAGCGCCGCGCGGTAGGCGTGCCACCCCACGCGGTAGCGCTCCTCCGGCCATCCAAGAGCCTCCACGGCCGGCACCACGACGTCCAACACCTGGGGGCCCGGGTCGCCGCCCGAGAGCCGCGCACGGTCGCTGGACGGCGGCTGACCGACGTTGTGGGGCGTGGTGGGCAACCGCACCCACCACGCCCGGGCCAGGGCCTCGGCCAGGGCGTTGGCCCGCCAGCGCCAGCGTGGGGCGGCGCGGACGCGCGGCTCAGTCATCACGCTGCACCCCCGCGTACCCGTCCGACACCAGCGGCTGGGCCATCCAGTGCAGCTCGCCCCGGCCGTCGAGCCGGTACCAGACGATCGCCCCCTGCGTGCGCGCCTGCCCGTCCAGCACGCCCACCCCTGCGGCGTAGGGCGTGCCGCGCTGGGCCACGCCTCGGTAGACGGTGCGCCGCACGTCGGCGCCGCTTCGGCGTAGCTCGCTGAGGGCGCGGTGGACGCCGGGGAACCAGCGGGCCTCGTTCATTCGTGCTCCCCCTTCTCCCCCGAAAACCACTTCTCGTAAGCTGCCTTACCAGCTTCTGCTGGAACGCTGTCAACATCAAAATACGAAGCCTCGGAAAGCCCAACACGTACCCATCCAAGGGTTTCCAACGCCTTGTCGATCCCGTCAACACACTTGCTGTACATCCCCTCGTTGAACTCCTGTCCGTGCTCGTTCGCAAACTGCCATGCGAATGCCACTGCCTCTCGCAGACGAACCAGCTGATCTTCGATTTGTTCAAGCCGCTCGTGAGCGTCCATCACTCCACCTCCTCGACAATTACCTCAACCCGTCCACCCGGCATGCGCTCGGCGCGCACGATGCGCAGGTCGTCAATCTGACTGTCGTCCTCGTAAACGCCAGCAAACTCCAGCCCGTCCTGAATCGCCTTGACCAGGTTGTCCAGGTCCCGCCGCCGTTTGTCCGGCGGGTGCGCGATGATGACCATCCGCAACCGGCCGCGGTAGTGCTGCGCCGCGCCCTGCAGCAGCACCTCCGAGAGCACCACCGCACGGTAGGCGCGCCCCTCGCGACTGACGAGGGTGCGGCCATTGACGTTGCGCCAGTAGCGGTTGACCGATGGAGGCCAGGGGAGGGTGACGCGGGTCATCGGCGCGCCTCCCTCAACTCGCCCCACACCCACTGCCCGTCGATGGGCAGGATGTGGGCGCACCAGAATCGCCCCGGCTTAAACTTCGCCACCGGACGCCGCTCGCAGTTCGCCTTTACGGCCCGCAAGCAGCGCTCGCGGAGGTGGCAGCGCTCGTTCGCGCAGTACGTGACGTCGCAGAGCGGCCGCTTCACGACGCTCGCCTCCCCCTCCCCGCCAGCTTGTAGCTCGCCCGCTGGTACGCCTCCCAGGCCTCGGGCGCGCACCAGCCCGCTTTGTTTCCATCAGGGTGCTTCGCCTGTACTACCCCGTAGCCGTGCCGTCTGAGCCAGCCCCAGACGAGGCCGTGGTTTAGCCCCAGCTCTCGGGCGAGACGCGTGTAGGGCACCCAGCCGTCGGGTGGGGCGGCTGCGATGCCAGCCGCCAGCACCGCGGGCACGTCGGACTCATGTATGTACGCCGCGTCGCTGAGGGTGCGCGGGTGGTCGTAGATGCGCCAGCGGATGCCCAGGGTCCCGCAGCGACGCTTGACAGCCGTCTCGGAAACGCCAATGCGGCGGGCCAGACCCGAAAGCATCACCCAGTCGCCCGGTGCCTCCCGCTGTCGCCTGCGGCGGGCCGCGGCTTCGACGTCGTCAGGATGGATGAACAGGATGCGCCGCCAGCGCACGGCGCGGATGCGACCCGCGCGCATCTGCCGGTCCCACCAGTGATTCGAGTAGCCGCTGAGCTCGATGGCCTGCGCCCGGCTGATCCAGCCGCGCGGCCGCCTGGCTACACGCGGCGCGCCGTCGGCCTTCAGGTACTCGTCGGCCACCTCGTCAAGCAAGTAGAGACGCCCGCGCACCTTGCGGCTGTAGGGGCATTTTCGGTAGCCACGGTATTCGAGCCAGTCGTACAGGTTCGACCGCGTGGCGTTCGACAGCTCAGCAACCTCGGTTGCCGCGATGTAGCGATGGGCGGGGCGGTTGCAGATCCGCTCACGCTTCACGCCAACCACCCCGCCAGCCGCCACATCAGCCACAACAGCAGCCAGGCCCCGACCGCCGAGCCCGCAGCCACCAGCAGCAGCTCGCGCAGGCTGACGATGCCGCACAGAGCCACGTAGATCAGGGTCCAGACCACGACGGTGAACAGCGCGTAGGCGCTGAGCCAGATGACGGTACCGATCATGCATACCTCCTAAAACGCCAGCAGCGGCATGGGAACGGCGTCCAACCGTTCCCGGGCGAGGTCGGCGTACTCCGGGTTGGCCTCGATACCGATGAAAAAGCGGGCGTTGCGCAGGGCGGCCTCGCCGCTGGTGCCGCTGCCGGCGAACGGGTCGAGCACGACCCCGCCCACGGGGCACCCAGCCAGCACCGCGCGCTCGGCCAGCTCGAGGGGCATCACGGCCGAGTGCGCGCCCGGGTACGGGCGCGTGGGGATCGTCCAGACGCTGCGGGCGTTGCGGGTCGGGCCGTTGTAGGCGACGGCGGGGCGGTCGCTGCGGTGCGTCCCCCGGTCCTGCCCGGGCACGATCGGCTCGCCGCGCTGGCTGCCCTCGCGCCGAAACGTCGCCCCCGAGCCGCTGTGCCCGCCCACGGCGGTCTCGGCGATGGCGGCCGCGTCGTAGTAGTAGCGGGGCGATTTGGTGAGCAGAAAAACGTACTCGTGCGCGCGGGTCGGGCGGTCGCGCACACTCTCGGGGATCGCGTTAGGCTTGGACCAGACGATGTCCGAGCGCAGGTACCAGCCGTCGGCCTGCAAGGCCAGCGCCAGCCGCCAGGGGATGCCGGACAGGTCCTTGCGCTTGAGCCCCACGACCGCCCCCGTGACGTAGGAGTCGCCGATGTTGAGCCAGAGGGTGCCGTCCTCAGCGAGGACGCGACGCGCCTCGCGGAACACCGCCACCATGTGCTCGACATAGAGGTCGGGCGTGGGCTCGAGCCCGAGCTGCCCCTGCCACGCCCCGCAGCGGGTGCAGAAGCGGCCGCCGTTCTGGGGCGCGCGGTTCTGCTCCAGGTGGGTGCTGAGGCGGGATTTGCTGCTGCTGACCTCCTCAGGGAGCAGGTCCTGGCGCTTGCCGCGCTCCATCGGACCCCACTCGTGGCGACACTCGGGATCTCCACCCCATACGCCGGGCTCGAGGCCGTAGTCACGCAACCCCCAGTAGGGCGGGCTGGTGACGATGCAATGCACCGCCTCGTCGGGCAGGAGGCGCAGTTGCTCGAGGGCGTCGCCGATGATGATGTCGGCTTTTGGTTTTTGCATCATATCCGCCTCCTCACGCCGCCCCGAACCGCACGGTGCGCGGGTCGTAGCGAACAATGTAGTCTCCCTGCTGGCCGGAGCGGTTTTTCATCACGATGAAGTGGGCCTCGTTGCTGAGCGTCCCCTCCTCGTCGAGGCGCGGCCGCCAGATGGCCGCCACAACATCGGCGTTGCGCGTCGCGCCGTAACTGTCGGCGATGTTTTTCATCGTCGGGCGCTCGGTCTCGGCCTCGCGGTTGAGTTGATGCACCACCAGGATGGGGATGCGGAGCGTGACTGCGAGGCGTTTGAGCTCGGCCGTGAGACGCTGCAACTTGAGGTAGTTGCGCTCGTCCTTCTTCGCGCTCTCCATCAGCCCCAGGTAGTCGATGACCGCGAAGCGCACGCCGGCTTTTCGTACCCGCCGGCGCAGATCGGCGCTGATGGCCTCGATGGTGTCGAGGCGGTGCTCCAGCCAGACCGGCAGCCCGGCGATCTGCTGCAGCACCCGCTGCACGTTCTGCTCCTCGGTGGGGGCCAGGTGTCCGGTGCGTGCCCGCATCGTCTGCACACCGGCCAGCTGGGCCAGAGCGCGCTCACCGTGCTGGCGGGCGACCATCTCGAGGCTGTAGTAGACCGTGGGCCAGTCGTTGCGGCCGGCGCGCTGCGCGACCTGGAGGGAGAAGATGCTCTTCCCGACCCCGGTCGAGGCCAGCAGCATCATCAGGTCGCCGGGCTCGAGAAAAACGGCCCGCTCCAGACCCGGCACCCCCAGGGTGAGCGGCGCCGGGGCGTCGCCGTCACGGACCGCCCGCCAGTGGGCGTAGGCCTCGGCGGCGGCTTCGGCCAGGGTGGGCGGCTCTTCGGCGTCGCCGCGGTCGAGCTCGACCAGGGCCTGCTCCAGCTGGCCGGCCACCTCAAGCGGCTCGTCGGCGTCGTAGGCCGCGGTGATGGCCTCGCCGGCGACGTGAATGAGCCGGCGCGCGGCCCACTTGCGCCGGACGATCCCGGCGTAGTGCCGCGCGTGGGCGGCCGTTCCGGCGCGCTCGGAGAGGCCGACCAGGTAGGTGGGGCCGCCGACCTCGTCGAGCCAGCCCTCATGGGTGAGGCGTTCGGAGACGGTGACCAGGTCCACCGGCTTGCCCTGGGCGTGCAGCGCGCGCATGACCGTCCAGATCTTGCGGTGGGAGGGCAGGTAGAACGCCTCGGGCGGCAGGTCGACGACGTCGAGCACTTCGGGGTCTACGAGCGCCGAGCCCAGCAGCTCGCGCTCGGCGGCCTTGTCGTGTGGCGGCACCCTCACGACGCCGCCTCCTCGATCCAGCGGGCCAGCCCCCGGGCCAGCAGCTCGTCGCGCTCGGCCTCGGTCATGGGGTCGAGGACCGGGTGGCCGTCGTCGTCCACGGGGCGGTACTCCAGACCTGCCCACATCTGGCTGACGTTCCAGCGCAGCTCGGGCGGAGGCTCGGCCTGCTGCAGTCTCTTGAGCAGCCAGGCGGTCGGTTGGCGGATGGCGGGGTCGACCAGCCGCGGGGCGGCCTCGGCGACCGCGGCGCGGAAGCGATCGGCGCCCAGGCGCTGCAACTCGGGCCAGACCACCTCGGACACCCAGCGGCGGAAGGCGTGTTCGCTGGGCATGCGGTCGCGGAGCGCGGCGCGGAACTGAACGTAGAGGTCCACGTCCGGCTCCGAAAGCGCAACGCGCACCTCCTCGGCCCGCTTGGCGTAGCGGGCGGCCAGGTCGCGTCCGGAGGGCAGGGGTTGGGTTTGGGCTCGAGCCTCTTCCCCACCCCCACCCGATGCCGCAGACTCACCACCGGACATCTGGGGGGGTAAGGGGGGGGTGGTTTTAACTGACGGTTCTACTGACGGTTCATGTCCGGACATGGGTGTCCGGGGGCCCCGGTCATGGGTGTCCGGTTGAGCGTGGTTCGCTAAAGGTTGCAACCGGTCATGGGTGTCCGGTTGCTGGAAAGCAAGCTTTACGTTGAGGTGGTAGGCGTTCGACGTGCGGGCTCCGTCGCGTCTGCGACGCTCTTCGGCGCGAATCAGCCCTGCGGTCTCGAGCTCTTCGAGGGCCCGCCGTACCTGCCGCTCCGACCGCATCACCCGTGTGGCGATGCTCTTCTGCCCGGGCCAGGCGACGTTGTCGCCGTCGGCGTAGTCGGCCAGCACGATGAGTACGTGGGCCGCCGTGGGCGAGGGGATGGCCCCCGCTTCGGCCATGTGCATGGCCCAGGTAATGGCCTCAACGCTCATGACCCCACCCCCAACAGCGCCGGCTGCTCTTCCCGCACGCCCCCGGCCTCCCACGCCTGCCGCAGCCCGGCGCGGCGGCGCTCGAGCCTGGCGATGCGGCTCAGCAGCTCCCGGTCCTCGCGCTCGATGTCGGCGTCGCTCTGGGCCAGGCGGTAGACCTGCCCGCTCCCTGCCGGGTTGTTCGCCGTGACGACGGCCGCGATGCCGCGTTCGACGATGGCGGCCATGACCGCCCGGCCTTTCCGGTCGGAGCCGAAGTGGGTCGCGAGTTCCGAGCGGGGGAGCCCGCGGGCCCCCCTACGCTCGAGTTCGTTCAGGGCATGGCGGATGTCGATGTCCGTGATGCTCCAACTCTTCATGGTCACACCCCTCACACCTGCGTTCTGAACGCGCCTATTCATCGTCGGATCCGTGATGGAATGCGCCAAAGAGCTTGGCGACCTCGTCGTCGCTTGGCGTCCTGGTTTCGGAACGGATGAGTTTCGCCTTGATTTCGCGCAGGCGATGCAGCTCGGCGTAGAGCTCGCGACGGATTGCCATGATCTCCGAAGGGTTCAGCATGTCGTCCACCCAGTCGTCGCTAACGAGCTGCCCGCGCAGCAGATCGAGCACCTTTTTCAGCTCCTGCCGCTCGTACTCGAGCCGCCGTCGCTCAGCCTCAGCCGTCGAGGAGTGGGGGTTGTTCGGCATCGTCCACCTCCGCGTGGGTGCGTTTCAGGCTCTCCAGCTGCTCCAGGCAGCGCTCGAGCAGGGGGAGTTCATAGGGCTGGCCCTCCTTCAGGCACTCGAGCGTCGCCGCCTTGTAGATAGCGTGTTCCTCGGCGATGGCCTTGATGTTGGCCGTCAGCGTGCGCCAGCGTTCCACGGCCTCGAGGGTAGCGTTGTAGACCTGCTGCGCCGCCTCCTCGCCCGCCTCGATGACGGCGGCCAGGCTGTCGTACCGCCCGTCCGTGATGTGGGCGATCAGCCAGGCCCGGGCCGCGTCCTCGCGGTAGGGGGTGCCCTCCACGGCGGCGAACCAGTTGCGGGTCCAGGTCTCGGGCACGTAACCGGTGCCCAGCTTCTCGAGCGCTTCCTCGTCCGGTTCCAGCACCGCCGGCTGTTCGGGCTCGCGCCCCAGGCGCTCGAACTCGGCGTCCATCGCCGCCGCCTTGGGCTCGGGCTTGGGCGCCGCCTCGACGGGCACAGGCTCCTCCAGCAGCTCGCCGCGCAGCAGGGCCTGCTCCATGTCCTCCAGGGTCTCCTTGGGGGGTTCCAGGGCTTCGAGCTTCAGGCTCTCCCCCGCCTCGAGCCCGCGCCGCACGATGACCCGGAACGTCTCATTGGTGAGCGCCAGCTGGCCCGGTGGCTTGAGCGTGAACGTCCAGACCGGCACTTTCCTGCGCGCCCCCGTGGGGTCGGCCACCTCGCGGTAGACCAGGCGCAGCTCGAGCGGCACCCCGGCGATCCTCCCGGCCGTCAGCCCCTGCAGCTCGCGGATGGTGGCCAGCAGGTTGCGCAAGGAGTTCCGGCTGGTGAACCGCAGCCGGTAGACCCCGAACCCGTCAGGGAAGTAGATCTGGGGGGCAGCGTTCTCGATGTCGTCGCCACCCCAGCGGGCGAGGAAGAAGTACACCGAGACGGCGTTCTTGCTGTTCCTGACCTCGAGCTCGTACTCCGGTGTGCCCGCGGGGTAAACCGTCCGCTCCCCTTCTGGGCTGATGACCGTGAACTGCTCGTGGTCGCCGTACCCCTCGAGCCGCGTCGCCGAGTAGCGTGCGAAGCGCTGCTGTACGAAGTCGCGCCAGTCGTGGCTCGGAAAAGCAATGGTGAGCCGCTTGTTGTCGTTCTCGGCCAGGGCCTCGGCCAGGCCCGGCGCCCGCCCCTCGGGGTCGTGGACGTAGATGGTGCCGTCGCGGCTGATCTGTGGGATGAAGGCGTTCCCCTTCTTGACCTTCCGGCCGGCGCTGATGGTGGCCAGGGCGTCGAGCTGGCCACCCAGCGGCACCGCCCCGGCCTCGTAGGGGTCGAGCATCACCGGGGCGTCGGGCGTGATGATGTCCGCGGCCCGGGCCAGCTCGGACTGCTGCTTTGGTCGTTCGTCCTGCTTGATGAGTTCTGCCATCGGATACCTCCATGCATCCGGGGGCCCGAAGGCCCCCGTGGTCTGGATTGGGTTGTAGGTTTGGCGCGGGCCCCCTCCCACGACTCCGGCGCCATTGCCTGCGGCACGCCATGAGGGTGAACCCCCTGTCCGCGAGGCTCCCGTAGAATTCCCGTTAACCCCGCTTAGCGGGATTTTGCTCCTGCTTGCGTTCGATCGTGGCCTCGATCTCCTCGACGTCGATGTAAATGTCTTCGCCGCCAGAGTGGGAGATCGTGAGGCCGATCATGTTAAGGATCGCCTCAGCAGATTCCCATTGGTGCGGTTTGTTGGTGAGGATTTTCATCTCCCGCCCGTCGTGGTCCTCGATAACGACGAGATAACCCCCGCCGCTTCCCCACGTCTTCTCCGCGACGATGATGGCATCGCCGGGGGCTAGGGCGTAGATGAATCCCGAGGCGGCTGAGCGTAGCAGTATCACGAGTCTGACCTCCCCGCCGCGCACATCAGCGCCCCAATCAGCAGGCCCAGAGTGGCGGCGGCCCAGGCAATGAGGAGGGCGGTGAGCCAGGTCACTTCCTCCACCCCCCAGGCGCGCCGGTCCCCGCGCAGGTACGGCACTCGAGCCCGTACTCGTCCACGCCGTAACCAGCGCAGGTCGCGCAGACCTCCACTAGCCGCCAGTCGCCCAGGCTCGAGGCCCGGGCGTCACCCCAGAACGCCCGTTGCATCCAGCGGATCCAGGGAGCCCCGTGATACTCCACGGGCACGGCCATACGACGGCGCTCGAGCGCCAGTTGCACCTCGCGGTTGAGGTCCTCATAGGTCCTGGCCCGGATGATGGTCGGGCTGTCGCCTGGCACCAGGTGTAGCCGCCAGACCCGCGGTGGTAGGATGGTCGGCTCGCGGGCGGCCCGTTCTGGCTGCTCCGGGGGCCAGGGTGGGTTACCGGTGATGGTGGTCATGGTTGACCTCCTTCCTCCGAACGATCTCCTCGTTGAGCGCGTCAAAGAGCTGGCCGGCGCAGTCGGCTACGGCGCCGGCCAAGTAGGCGCGCAGGAACGCCGCAGGGTTCTCCTTGGCAGCGTCGAAGGCCACCTTCGCCTCGCGCGAAGCCGTCGAGGCGATTCCGTTGAGGTAGGACAGCTCGCCCAGCAGCGCCTGCGTGTCCGCCGCGGCGATGGTCCGCTCGAGCATCGTCGTGTCGATTACGAGCGCCACGGCCACCCCTCCCTCCTCACGTCCAGCCAGAGCGCGATGGCGATGGCGGCCAGCCCCAGCGCGGCCCAGGCGAGCTGGGCGGCGGTCATGGCAGAGCCTCCGGTGTGGTGCACTCAACCCACTCGCCGCCCTCCTCAACCTCGCACCAGCAAACGAGGTAGCGGGCGGGGTAGATCTCGGAGTTGGTGTGGGACACGCAGCGGATCCCTGGCGTGCTGTTGGCCGGGGGCTGTTGCTGACCGCAGGCAGTCAGGATGGCCGCGGCCAGGGCGGTCAAGAGCATCAGTCGCTTCACGCCGGTACCTCCTCTTTGGCTTCTTTTGTCTCGCGCCACCAGCCGTTGCGGTCGCGCTCGAGCCCCAGCGCCTCCCCCAGCTGGCCCAGGGCGTGGTAGAGCTCGATCTCCGCCTGCGTCACCGGCGCCACGTCGTCGTGGTAGCGGTTGCGCAGGGCGTTCAGCACCGTAGCCAGCTCAGCGCGGCTGAGCATGGCCCCGCGGGAACCCATAGGCAGGAAGGGCATCACGCCACCTCCTGGATCTGAGCCCGCGCACAAACGTCTTTGAACCGGATAACGCCGATGTATCCTTCTTGCATGGCGCCGATGATGATGTCCTTTAAGGCCTCAGTGAGAGCAATCGCGCGCTCTTCGCCCTTGCTATTGTCGGCATACTGCCAATGCCCGTCATCGGTGCCGGCGGCATAGAGCGTGCCGTCGTTTTCGATCGCGTCAACGTGGGCCAAATTTACCCATGTGCCGCTTTCGGTTTCTACATAGATCGTCCCAAACGTGGTAGACTTTTTGTAGGTCTGGGTGTCCATCAGGATGCCTCCTTTCACGCCGACGTCAACCCGTCGGCGTGTTTGCGTTTCAGGTAGTCCAGGTACCGTTGCCCACCGACCTCGAGGTCGCGCACGTCGTACAGGTGCGCGCCGCGGGGGCCGGGTACGGGCAGCCGTCGGATGAGGCCCATGTCCAGAGCCTCGCGGAACATCTCGTGGGTGAACCCGATGTAGTTGCGGGCGTCCTCGGTGGTGAGGACCAGGGGCTCGCGCAGGTAGTCGTCGGGCATGGGTTACCCCCGCCGCGCCCGGTACATCGCCCGCCGCGCCTGGCGCTCGCGCCGGCGGCGGCGCCTTAGCTCGGCGCGCTTAGGGAAGGGCGGCTTCGAGCCGCCGCGGCGCTTCGGTGTCTTCCTGCGCAGGCCGAAGCGGCCGGTAGGCAGCGGGATCAAGGGGACGGGGTCAGTGAGCGCCCGCATGCTCCACCTCCTCCCCCATCAGCTCCGCCAGCACGTCGGCCGTGGAGCGGCCGAGGCGGGGGGCGAGGGCGCGGGCGATAGCGTCGATGGTGGTGTGGTTCGGTTTGCGCGTCGCGCCATACTCGATGTTCAGCAGCGTCTGGTAGCTGAGCCCAGTTCGCCGCATCAGTTCGTACCGGCTCATCCCAGCCGCCTTGCGGAGGCGGGCGAGCCGCGTTCCGATGGTCATGTTCACCTCCTGGGGTGTCCAGATTCGCTTTTGGTTTGGTTCCTGGCGGGCTAGGCTGTGGGTGCGGCGGGCAAGAGAAAGGAGTTGGTGATGGACCGAGACGCAAAGGCGTTGGAGTTAGCCTGGAAGATCGTTGGTGAGGTATACGGCTATCGCGATAACTCCTACAGCGAATTCATCACATCGCTTGGCAACTCGGCCAAGATGAGTAGCAATGCGAAAGAAGGCTACGCGAAGGCTAAGGAATATTTTGGCGTTGAGAATCAAGCGCACCTTGGCGACAAGGAGCTGAAAACCATCGCCCAAAAATGGGCATCGCTGGTCAATGAAGTTGCCAAGACGCTGGCAGATGGTTTAGGGTAAAAAGCTAACAGTTCTCGCTTGCCCGCCGCACTAGCCTATTCGCTAAAGAGCCCCTTCCCAGCCGGCAAGTAGTAATGGTCATATGTTTCCGGGCTCAGCTTCAGCTCTTCGGCAAGGTGTTTAACGAACTCCGCCGCTTTGGCGGCGGCCTCCTTCGGGCTGCTGACCGCAAAGGTGGCTGTGAATTCGTGGTCGTTGATGGTGATGGTTACTGCGACACTGTCTTTGATCATGTTTTGCTCCCTTCCACTTAAAGACGCGTGGTTAGCACGCTCCTTTGCTTGCGCTACTCCACTTCGCCCGCCGCGCTCTCGAGCACCTTCCTCCCCCACTCGATCCCTCGGGTGACGCCACTGGCGTAATCGAACGCCGGGTAGTTGATGGGTTTTACCACCATATTGAGCTGGTCGATGAGATACCGCCGGAAAATAAAGAGTAGAAGGTACAGGCCAAAAGAAGGATCGCAATCGCAGCAATGGCTACCGAGAATGCCTTGAGGTCCGTTCGTGGTCGCTGGAACATGTTCGCCATCTCGTAGATTTCGCGCGCCAAAAAGACGATGAGCGCAGCGATGAGGATGTTAATGGCGGTGGTCATGTTCACCTCCTGTACTACTACTTTTGTTGTGTTCGTAGGCGAAGGAAAACCCGCTCTCGCATGACGAAAAGGCAACTCGCTCCGGTATTCGAAGCGCTTAAGCGGGGTAGACGTCGCACCTGATTTTCAAGAACCGCACGCAGCTTCCTGCGTTACAACCAGCGTAGTACACCCTTAGTTGTTATGTCAAGTCCTTGATACAACTTGTGTGATATTTTGGGCCTATCGAATGGGGGCTCCTCATGGATATCGGGGCGAGTCGTTCAAGGCAAGAAATCGGAATGGCCATTCGCAAGCGGCGCAAGCAGCTTGGTTTAAGCCAAGACGACCTCGCCGCAAAACTAGACATCAGCCAGCAGGCGGTGGTCAAAATCGAAAAGGGCTCAACGAACATAGCGCGCTGGCCCTGGCAACGCCTCGAGGCCCTTCGCCGCGCGCTCCAGTGGACCCCAGAGGAGTTCGCTGAGGCCACAGGCATCGAGCTTCCCAACATGCCATCCGCGGGTACACAAAATCCCCCCACTCTCCCGACCGGCTACTCTATGATCCCCGTAGTTGGAGCAGCCAACGGAGGTAAGCCCGTGGAATACGCAGTGCCTATCCGCAAAGATCTCATGCGCCCAAATGCTTTAGCCTTCGAAGTTCAGGGGGACTCAATGGATGACGGCTCGGCCGAGGCGATCCGCAACGGCGACCTCGTCCTCGTGGACACCTCCCTCACCGACCTGGTGCCCGGCAAGGTCTACCTGGTCGAGCTCCCAGGTCAGGGCCTCATGGTCAAGCGCCTGCGGCGCGTCGGGGACGCGCTTTGGTTCATGTCCGACAACCCCGTCAACGGCTCCTTCCCCGCCGAGGACGCCGTGCGGGTGGTCGGGCAAGTCTACGGGAAGATCAGCTATGGGCGGGTGAGTTGACGATGCTAAAACTTGCACTAATGGTATTGCCGCTCATTTACCAAGCGGTATTTTCACAGGGGGCTAGCAATGTCAACCATATTGGCGCATTCGCCGTAAAGGAGGTTGCTGTTAACGGTGACGCCGTATATGTGGCGACTGTTTTATCAAGTGAGCATGACCCTGCAATTGGCAGAGCTAGGATGATGCTGTTTTGCGATGGGCTGAAGCCGTCCTTGAGCGTCACCGCATGGCTTAAACCTAATCGGGGAAGCGTTTTTAAAAAAGGTATATCTTATTCAGATATCCTCTTTTTTGCTGATTCGTCGCCACCTGTTATTTCCAAGTGGACAGTCTTTGTGTACGACGACAAAGACAGCATCGCCTTGGATTTATCTCCTTCACCCCCCAATGTACTTAAGCTACTACCATTATTAGAATCGTCTACAAAATTAACTATTCAATTTCAAATCGATAACGAAAATAAAAAATATGCTGGTAAGTCCGTAGCCGTTGTTTTTGCGACTGATGGATATCGAGAGTTGGTTCAATACCTGCCCTGCCTTTTTGCGAAAAGGTTATAGCCTATGCCCCGCCGCCCCGCCCTCCCACCCAACTCGAAGCTCCGCAAGGACGGCCGCATCGAGGTGCGGGTGCAGGTGGACGGGCGGCGCATCAGCCGCTACGCGCGCTCCCCCGAGGACGCCTGGGCCCTCTACGCCGAGCTGGCCGTCGAGCGGCAGCGGGGACGGCTCTCGCGCTCGGGGTGGACGGTGGCGGCCTGGCTCGAGCGCCGTCTGGCCAGCCGCCGGGGCCTGGCCCCCACCACCGTGCGCGAGGACCGGCGCATCGCCGGCATCATCAACCAGGCCCTCGGCGACCTGCTCCTCGAGGACCTGACCCCCATGCAGGTGCAGGACTGGCTCGACGGCCTGGACTACTCGCACCGAACCAAGCTGAGGGCCCTCCAGACGCTGCGCAACGCCCTCGCCGAGGCCGAGGCCCTGGAACTGGTGCACCGCAACGCCGCGGCGCCGGTCAAGCTGCCACGCAAGCCCCGCCAGAGCACGGGCCAGGCCTGGACCCTCGACGAGGCGCGGCGGTTCCTCGCAGCAGCCGAGGGGCGCCGCCTCTACCCCCTCTACCGGTTGATGCTCACCCTGGGGCTGCGGGTCGGTGAGGCCATCGCCCTGAAGCTGGACGACTGGGCGCACGACTCCACGGTGGGGTCGTGGCGACTGCGGGTCGAGCGCACGGCCACGGTGGAGGGGTCCTACACCGTGCTCTCCTCCGGGGTGAAGACGCCGGCGGCCCGCCGGACGATCTACGCCCCCGACGACCTGGCCGAGGTAATGCGGGTCTGGCTCGAGCGCCGCGCCCTCGAGGCCGCCCTGCCGAGCTGGGACGAGCAGGGCTGGCTCATTCCGGCCAGCAACGGCCACCTCCTCAGCCACAACAACGTCCGCCGCGACCTGCGCGCGGCCATCGCCGACGCCGGGGTGCCCAGCATCCGCCTCCACGACCTGCGCCACACCGCGGCCAACTTGATGCGCCAGGCGGGGGTCGGCCGCGAGGTGCGAATGCAGATCCTCGGACACCAGATCCGGGACGTGCACGACATCTACGCGCACCACGTCGAGCCCGGCGAGCTCGTGCGCGCGGCGCGCGCCCTGCACGGGCTTTTCCCGATGCCGGGCGAGACCCCAATTGGGGTCACTGGGGTCAGCCAAAAAGAAGGGGACGGGGCCTAAACCCCGTCCTGGTGGTGGGCGATGGTGGACTTGAACCACCGACCTCACGCTTATCAGGCGTGCGCTCTAACCAGCTGAGCTAATCGCCCGCGCGCCCAGCACGGGATATGGTATCAACCCCGTCGGGGGCTGTCAAGGC